CATTTGTTCGTTTGTGTATCTATTGTTAAATGTCTGTTTGTCTCCGCCTCGACCAGAACCAGAATTTGAAATTATGCCTTTTGCCGCACATGGCACAGATCTAGTAAATATCCATTCTTTTTTAATAGCACCAGTATTTTCATCCTGAGTGTCTAATTGAAGATAGATATCTAGCTTCATTGGCATTAATGAAGTTGCTAGGCTCATTTAGATTACAACCATACCATTGACTACGTATTGATCAAGCAGCTGGTCTGCGTACAAATTGCCAGTTCCAGTGTGTGCCTTATCTAGGAACTCAAACTTCCAGTCAAAAGTACTAATATTTTTTACATACTTATCTTTCCATGCACGATCTTTTTCAAAGTACTGCTGCATTAACACTAGACAAGCTTCAGACACATCGTCTGGGACTCGGTTCCAACCATACCAACCAGTAATTGAATAGATGTAATCTTTTTTAAAGGCACCAGAGTATGATCTATCATTAATGTTTGGTGGGATTAATCCGTTAGCAGTATAGACTAAATTGTCATAGAGGTCTTGCTTATTTATAGAAAGTCCGTAATTTGATTCAGATATCTTTGGAACAAATGTCCAATTATTAATTTGTGATGAAGAATCTATTAGTGTAATTCCTTCTTCTTTAAGAACAGTAAGACTAATAATTCTTGTCTTTAGCGGAAGCACGTCAGTGCCACTACCGTATTGAGTCTCAGTCATATACTTTTGTGAAAAGAATTGATTTGTATAAGCATCAATTAATTTTCTTGCGTAGCGTTCTGCAATTTTTAATTCATTATAAGACCTATAGTTTGGGTCGGATACGTCTGTGCCAATATTTAGTCTATCAAGTGATTCAGAAATGCTAACATACGGTCTAACAACATCTACTATTTGCTTATGTGTTGTCTGGATTCCGTTTACAGAATAGCTCCAGGTAATCTCTAGCGTAGGCTCATTAAAGTTAGATGCCGATTGTGGAATTATAATTTCATAAGTTCCAAAGTCTGAATCTAATTTTGTTGCAGTGTAGGAAGCTGATGGCAGCTGACCAAACGGTGCGCCATCTGGGTTGGATCTTTTAACTAACGCAGTTACTGTGCCGTCTGCGTCTGTTATTTCACCTGCCCAGTAAATTTTAGTTATTACTCTTGAGGCTTGATCTTTGTATATTTCTGCCATTAACTTATGTTAACGTTTAGTTGTAGAAGTCTTGAACTTCCTTTGGTGTCGCTAAACGAAAACCCTCCTCTGTATCAAAGATTTTTTGAGCATCTTCTTCTGACATAGCCACAAAAGGATGGTCCTTTGTAAAAGTCTTTCCATGAATATCGTATCTCATGTTATCTCTTGTCATTCTAACTAGGATAGTATCTTCAGCCTGTGCCTTTGGATCAAACTTTGGAAGAATTTCAATTTCTTCTGTGTCCTTCTCAATTGCATCTAAGGTGCTTTGATATACACTCCAAGTAACGCCTTCTTCTGCTAGAGCAGCAATAATGTCTTTTTTATTCTTTAGGCCTTCTGTATCAACAGCAAAATCTGTTGCAATTATTTTTAATTCAGCTACCTTTAATGTGTCAAACGACATATTCTATTTCTCCTTTTTCTAGGTCCTTTAATTATAGCATTGTTAAATTTAAATGAAAAGCCCCCAAAATTAATTGGGGGCCTTTCGGTAGTTTAATTCTTAATTAATTAAGAAGCAACCTTAACGTTCTTTACAACTACCCAAGCGTCTGCCTGCTCGATTTGAACGCCAACACGAGTATACATTGTGTACTCGATTGAGTCCTTACGTGGCCAGAAGAAGCGGTAAACAGTAACATCACGCTTGATACCAATAACAACGTTATTTGGGAATGTCAAGTGGATATCTCCGTGTGAGCCTGATGGGCTTGCGTATGTACCTGTCTGTGTCTCAGGAAGCAATGGAACTTCAACGATTGGAATACCAAATGCGTATGGAGCGACATAACCTGCTGGACCACCAAGAACTGGAACATCTCCACGGATGATGCCTGAAGCAATGTCCTGTGGGTTAACGTTCTGAATGTTTGTTGATGTTGAGTATAGGTAATCTTGGATCAAGTTTGATCCTGCAAGGAAGCGAAGGTCTGTACGACGTTGCTTGTACTTACGTGGAAGAGCCTTAAGAGCTGAGTTAAATACTGCACGAGAAACTGCAGCACCTGCAGCATCGACAACGTGACCGCTTGTCTTTGCCTTCTTAACTACACCGTCAAAAGACTTGTATAGTGCATCGCTTGAAAGTGATGTATCACCGTTAAGAATAACATCTTCGATGTCATTTCCTGCCTGTGTTGCCATCATACGTGCAATGTGATCTTCTAGATCTGCACCTTCAATGTTGTCTTCTAGAGACTCTGTTGAAAGCTCCCAGTCCATGCGGAGTTTCTTAGTTGTGAGAGAAATTTTTGAGAAAGTAACACCTGAGTTAGCTCCTGTGTTTTCGCCTTCAGATGCAAGCTTTACAAGCTTCTCTCCTACGGACATACGATCAATTTCTGTTGTGTCAGCTTTCATGCGGACTGTACGTGCAACCTTACCAATTACGGTAGCATCGAACATATAGTCCAAGAATCGTGCTGATTGTTCTGGGTTTAGAAGTCCACCGTTGCCATTTTCTGAAGCAACATGAACGCCTGAACCACCTGTTGAAGAACCGAACCCAGTTGATACTGTTGCACCAGCTGCTGCGGCCTTTTCTAATAATTCATTACTCATTTTTATTTCACCTACCTTATTTTAGTTAAAGATTTCATTTACGGAACCGAGGAAAGCTCCAGACCATTTTGATTTTGATTTGGTAAATACCTCAGACCCGCCAAGGTCAGAGGACTTCTTAATTGCGGTATCGCCTTCTACGGCATCAACCTGCTTTTGAACACCATCAATGGTGCCCTTTATTTCTGTCACAGCTGCACTAAGTGCACTGTGCTTTTCTGCCAACTCTGAAATTCTATCATCGACGCTCTTGCTGAAAGCTTCAACAGATGTTTTAATTTCTGTAACTTGTGCAGCATTTGCTTCTGTAGCTTTTGTGAGTGTCTCTGCGAAAAAGCCTTTGAGATCGCCTAACATTTTTGCAAAATCAGGTTCATCAACCATAACTTCTACTGTATCGGCTGCTTTTTCAACGTTGTCGGCAGAGGTATCTTCAGCTGTAACTTCTACAGCTTCCAATGATTTGTCAAAAAGATTGACATTTGATTCATCGTTAGCTTCCGCTACGACTTCCTCAACTTCTGGAGTAACTTCGGCTGGTGCTTCAACAATTGCTTCTGCAACTACTTCTGCATCATTACCTACATTAAGTTTTTCCATGTCATTACCTCCTTCTACGTTTGCCTGTTTTGCTAATTGTGTTTCAGGCAACGGTAATCTTGACTTCTTAAATGAAGCAAGAATTTTATCTATTTCTTTTGACTTGTTAATGTCTGAGCTTTCTACCCAACCGATTAGCGCAGCTGGTTTTCCAGATATTGGTGAATCAAAAGTTTTTTCTGTAGACATAAACACTGAGTCGCTGTCTTCGCAATAAAAAATATTTTCTGTCACTACATTTGTAGCAAGGCCTTTGTAAATAATTTGTCCATTAACCTTTTCGATTGATAGAATGTTACATAGCTCATTTGCTGGTGAGTCAACAATTGAAAGTTCAACAAGATCATAGTCTTTAATAAATCTTACTGCCTCTCCTGTTGCTTTGTTAACTTCGTTATCAGACTCTTTAATTTTTCCGCCGATTGAAAAACCAGAAAGAGTACCATCAAGAACTTTTTCCCAAGTATCTTGTGCACCCTTTGAAATGTATGAAGTTACATAAACTCCATTGTAAAAAGTTTGAGACTTTTGATCGTAGTATGTTTCTGGCTTAAATGAAACAACTTTACCAACTGCAATTGACTGATGCATCTCACGAAGATTTCCTCTGAAATTTTCAAAAGCCTTTACGCTTGCTTCTGCTGTGACTACATCGCCTGTCTGGTCAACATTGTCTAATGTTGCAAAACCAGATACAGTTCTATTTTCTCGGTTGACCTTAGTAAATGGAATCGACAAATGTAAGTTGTCGCCATTACTAGACCAATGGCCTTTTTCAATGTTCATATGCTTAATTTTAGTGGTTTATCTACTATAACGCAAATAACAGTTGATTAAACTTATTTGACTTTTGGACCATCGCCTTTGGGGTTTCTGGCCTCTCCGCTTTTATCTGGGGCATTTGCGGATCTTTGCTGATCTCGCAATCTATTGCCAGTAGACTTGGCATTTTGATCAGCCACTTGCTGTGGCTTTAAATCTACCATTTCGTCCCCGCCGTCTACGGTTGTCATATTTTTTCTAATACGGACTTCGTTAGGGGTAATTACCTGCATTCTCAAATAGATTTCATCAATGCGGCTTTGGGTCTCTTCGTCTGTGAGACTGAGCTCGTTAAACTTTAATTGAACAACATCTGTTTTTTCTGCAATTAAATAATTTAATTTCTTTTCAAGTCTATCTTGTGCTGGACGGCAAACTTGCTCTTTAAATGTCTTATCCGCATCCCTAGCAGCGGCCAAGTTAATTCCTTCTGGGATACCTATTTTGCTAATTGGAACACGATGAGCCAAAAGGATTTCATCTCTATTAGACTTACGATAGATATTAAATGAAGACTCTTGCTCTCCTGCTTCAATTGGCTCCATCTTAAATTCGG